TGGCTGCTCAAGCGCACCAAGATCGTCGGGCCGGAAGACATCGAGGGCGCCACCGTCGCCCGCGTCGAGCAATACATACGCGAGTCGATCCAGCCTTTCGTCGACCTCAAGATCGCGTCCGGCTTCCTCGTCGATGCCGCGCGCGTCGGCGTCGAGCGGATCGAGGCCGTGGTGACGATCTATCGCGGGCCGAAAACGCCCATCGAGCTGCGCTTCGAAATCCTGTGGAACGAGATTGAAGGGGCTTGAACCGCCGTGCCTTGGACAACGCCAACACTAAAAGACGTTCGTGCCATCGTGCGCGACAACATTCGCGGCTCGCTGCCCGGCGCCGACGCCAGCATTCCCAACTCGGTCTTGCGCGTCCTGTCCGATGCGCAGGGCGGCCTCTGCCATCTCGTGCTGCAATATCTCGACTGGCTGGCGCTGCAATTGATGCCGGACACGGCCGAGACGGAATGGCTCGACCGGCACGGCGAAATCTGGCTGGTCAATGCGGACGGCACCATCGGCCGCAAGATGGCGACGTTCGCCAGCGGCAGCGCGACCTTCGTCGGGATTCCTGGCGGCGTCATCGTCCCGCAGTACACGCAGCTCTCTTCGCTCGGAGTCGGATTTCAGACCACCGCCCAGATCGTCGTCGACGACAGCGGCGGCGATGCACCGGTCCAGGCGCTCGATCCCGGCAGCGCCGGCAACCTCGCGCCCGGCACCCTCATGGAGCTTTCATCGACCGTTCCCAACATCGACCCCGCCGTCACCGTGGTGTCGCTGACCGGCGGCACCGACACCGAAACCGACGATGAATTGCGCGCCCGGATTTTGCAGCGCATTCGCAACCCGCCGATGGGCGGCGATCTCGACGACTATGTGGCCTGGGCGCTCGCCGTTCCCGGCGTCACGCGCGCCTGGGCGGCGTCCGAGATGGGCATCGGCACGATCTCGGTCCGCTTCCTGATGGACGATCTGCGCGCCGCCGACGACGGCTGGCCCTTGGCCGACGACGTCAAAGCGGTGTCCGATTACGTCAACCTCAAGCGACCGGTTACGGTCGAGGATTGCTTCGTGATGGCGCCGACCAAGCAATTCATCGACATCACCATCGGCAATCTGGTGCCGGCCAATTCGCCCGCGACGCAGGCCGCCATCGAGGCGAGCGTGCAAGACATGTTGTTCGCGAAGGCCGCGCCCGGCCAGACGATCTACGCGGCATGGATCAGCTATGCGATCATGAGCGCGCCCGGCGTGGTGTCGTTCAATCTGATCACCGAAGCCGACTATGTGATGCCGTCGCAGGGCCACATGGCCGTGCTCGAAACGATCCTCTACCAATGAGCGACCGCCACGTTCGCCGCAGCGGCAGCGATTACACGCGGGCGTTCCTGGCGCTGCTGCCGAAGGGCCAAGCGTGGCCGCGCAATCCCGGCACCACGCTGGTCGGAGCCTGCGACGGGCTCGCGCAATATTGGGGCTACGTCGACGGCCGCGCGGGCGATCTCTTGGAACGCGAGAGCGATCCGCGCCAGACCATCGAGCTGCTGCCGGATTGGGAGCGCAATTGGGGGCTGCCCGATCCCTGCTATGCGCAACCGCTGACGATTCACGAACGGCAGATTGCGCTGATCCTGCGCATGACGATGATGGGCGGCCAGTCGCGCCAGTTCTTCATCGATGTCGCGGCGTTCCTTGGCTACACCATCACCATCACCGAATATGCGCCGTTCATGGCCGGCGTCTCGAATCTCGGCGACACCCGCACGCCGCCGCTCGATCCCAATCCGCTGGTCGGCGACTTCCGCTGGTACATCGGGCCGCCCCAGCTTCGCTTCTATTGGACCGTGCATGTCGTCGGCGCGCGGCTGACGTGGTTTCGGGTAACGGCAGGCGAATCCGGCGTCGATCATCATTTGGAAATCGGCCTCGCAAAAGACCTCGAATGTTTGCTCAACCGCTGGAAGCCGGCGCACACGCAAATCGTTTTCGACTACTCGAATATCGGCCACGGCAACGATGATCCGATGGCCGGCACCCCCTGAAAATGTTTGGAGGAAGCGCGATGAGATACCAACCGCCCTATGGCGTATTGGACCCGAACGCCGGGTATATCAACGGCAATCCGGCGGCCGGCATTCAGGGGTCGATTCCGCCTGCGGCGGCCTTCGAGCAGCCGCAGCGCGAGATCGTCAACGCAATCAGTTATTCGGATATGTTTCCGAGCGATGACCTGACGCAATTGCTGAAAGCGATCCGCAGCCAGTACCTTAATTTCGGCGTCGATATCGGTATCGCCAACGCGATGATCGTCACGCTGATTCCGCAGCTCGATGCCTATACGGCGGGCATGCCGCTGCATGTGCTGATCGCCGCCACCAACACCGGCGCCACAACCATCAACGTTAGCGGCGTCGGCTTGCGGGCCGTGAAGCGCCCCGATGGTTCCGATCTGCAGCCGGGCGATCTCGTCGGTGGCATGGTCGCCAATCTGATGGACACCGGCACCGTCTATCAATTGCAGAACGCAAATCGCGGCGTGGCCGGCACGTCAAACACCTTTCAGGTGAGCATCCCCTATGCCGCCGACACCGGGGTCGTGAACGCGATGTTGGCGAACTACTCGCCCGCGCTCACGAGCATCGTCGAAGGGCAATTCGTGTCCGTCAAGGCTGCCTTTGCCAACACCGGTCCCGTCACGTTCAAACCCAACGCGCTGCCGGTGTTGCCGGTCAATCGACAAGACGGCCAGCCGCTGCATGCGGGCGACATTATGGCGCTCGAAACCCTGCTGCTGGAACATCACGGCACCTACTATCAAATGATGAATTACGTGCAATCGCAGTTCCCGGCGGCACCGAAGCTTCGCGGCTTCCGCAACGATCTGGTGGGATGCACGCCTTGGCCGATTGGCCCCGATTACATTCACCAAGTGCTTTCGGGGCTCAACCATGTCGTTGAGAACTCGATGCAGACGAGCACGTTCGACGGGGCCTATCTGACAATCGGTCCGGGCGAGGCCGGACTCTGGAACGTCCAGGCGCAATGGGTCTGGCCGCAGAGCACGTATGGCGCAAGCGCCCTTACCACCATCATCAACAAAAACGGGCAGGCCGTCGCGAGCGAAGACTCGGGCGATGTCGGGGCGGGCGGCGGTGTCACCGTCTACGCCACTGTGAACGTCCGGTGCGTGGCGGGGGACAAACTCCATTGTCAACCCTATGTGCAGTTCCTCTCGGTCGAACCGCCGCACACTTCCGAAGCCACCGTGCGCACGTTCTTTTCCGGCTATCTGGTTTCCCTGTGAGGCAGCGATGAAATACCACCAGCCTTGGGGCGTATCGGACCCGAACGCGGGGTACCTCAACGGCAATCCGGCGGCCGGCATTCAGGGGTCGATTCCGCCTGCCGAGGCCGTCGAGCAGCCGATGCGCGAGATCGTCAACACAATCATCTTTTCGAACTTGGTCCCGGTCGATGACCTGACGCAATTGCTGAAAGCGATCCGCAGCCAGTACCTTAATTTCGCTGTCGATACCGGGGTCGCGAACGCGATGGTGGTCGCGCTGCTGCCGCAACTCGATGCCTACAAGGCCGGCATTCCGCTGCATGTATTGATCGCCGCCACCAATACCGGCGCCACAACCATCAACGTCAACGGCGTCGGCTTGCGGGCGGTAAAGCGCGCCGATGGTTCCGATCTGCAAGCGGGTGATCTCGTCGGCGGCATGATCGCCAATCTAATCGACACCGGCACCGTCTATCAATTGCAAAACGCAAATCGCGGCGTGGCCGGCACGTCAAACGTGTTCACGGTGGGCATTCCCTATGCCGCAGATAGCGGGGTCGTGAACGCGATCCAGGCGAACTACTCGCCCGCGCTCACGAGCATCGTCGAAGGGCAATTCGTGTCCGTCAAGGTTGCCTTTGCCAACACCGGTCCCGTCACGTTCAAACCCAACGCGCTGCCGGCGTTGCCGGTCATTCGTCAGGACGGGCAACCGATGCAGCCCGGCGACATCATCGCGCTTGAAACCCTGCTGCTGGAACATCACGGCACCTACTATCAGGCGGAAAATTATGTTCAATCGCAGTTTCCGGCGGCACCGAAACTTCGCGGCTTCCGCAACGATCTTGTGGGATACCCGCCTTGGCCGATCGGTCCCGATTACATTCCGCAGGTATTGTCGGGGCTCAACCATGTCGTTGAGAACTCGCTGCAAACGAGCACCTTCGACGGGGCCTATCTGACAATCGGTGCGGGCGAAGCCGGACTCTGGA